TGTGTTGGTTTTGCTTTTGATCTCCAGTGCCCTGTGTTGTGAGCGTGTAACTTCGGGTGTGGTGGTGGTAGTTCGATGGTGATTTCATTCATGCCCATGTCTTCAGATAGCAGCGAGAGTCAGCACCAGACCGATGTGTAGTCAGTCACACTGACTCCCGCTGCGTTGCAGCAACGAGTTCAACGTGTTGCTTTCGCCTCCTGTTTTTGCCAGTTACTGGTTTTTTTTCTTTCGCTTCTTTGCCATAACTTTGATTCCTTGCAGCGGAAGTCAGCAGGTAACCCAACCCGCTGAGGTGTGAACCGGTACTGACTTCCGCTGCTTTGCAAACGACCGTGACCCGCTTCCTGCGATTCCTTGTTGGTCACCTAACGATCCTCCGGGAAAGCCGCTTGTGATGGTTAACTAAACAACAATTCCTGTTTTGCACTCTCACGAGCCTGCATCGCTTTATTCAGATTCCTTTGTGCTGCTTCGTAGTATTCCGGTTTCAGCTCACACCCATAAAACCGTCGAGGATCATCTATTCTGCGGCCAGTCTTTGGTGACTTCCCGCCGATCGCCACATACCCCTCGCTGCCAATTCCCGTGAACGGACTGAACACCAACTCGCCCGGATCACTGAAAAGCAAAATGCAACGCCGGATAACTTCCAACTGAAGAGGGCAAATGTGCTTTGTGTCACCTTCGCCCTTTGCTGCAGCCGTGTTGAGCGTGTCTGTCTCGTGGATGTCGTCCCAACAACCCTCTGCCCAAGCAATCCAGTCGTTGCGGCTGACTTGCCCGGACGTGTTGATTGGTTGCGAATTATCCCCCGGCTTGCGAAACTTAATCAGGTAGTCCTGCAATGTGCCGCGTTGCGCCGCTCGATCTGACTCAAGACCAGCGAACTGCAATTCCCTCGACCGTGTTCTGATCGCCTGTGCTTGAGGGTTCTTTCTGACACTCCAGTCGTATTCGTAGACGAGTCCCGCCCGTTCACCCAGCCGGATGTTGATGCCGCGAAAGTCGCACAAACCAACGCCTCCGCTGCGTTTCATGCGAGGGATCTGACAGACATGCACAACAGCCGCTCGACCGGGCTTTAGCACTCGATAGAGAGCGTTGAACAGAAACGACAGATGAACCGATGCCTCGCCTGTCATCGCATCAACATTGCCGATATCCGCCTCGCTGTCTGTATAGGCGTACAACGACGGAAACGGTGGACTGAAGATAGAAAAGTCGACGCTGTCCGGTTCCATTTCCTGCATCATGTGTGGGATGCAGTCGCCGTGATGAATTGCAAAATCAGCCACAACCAATCTCCTTGAATAAGGCTTCCTGTTCTTCTGCATCCGTCTCGACTCGCCTGGCTTTTGCAAGCACGTTATCGACGAAGGGCACTTCAAGTTCTGTTACCGGAATATGCACGTTGAGAGGGCGAGTTGACCCGATGCGGTTGCTTCGCTTGACGGCCTGATAAAACTCTTCGTATGAGTCCTTGAGCCCACTGAATACCTGGCGGGTTGCGACCTGCAGATTCAGACCGAAACCAAGTATCTTCGGTTTCGTGATTAGGACTCGTGACTCGCCAGACTGGAATAAATCGATTGCCTTTTCTCGATCCGTTTCCTTTGTCGATCCCGAAACGCTGACCGCCTCTGGGAATGTCCGTTCCATGATCGTTTGCTCATCGTTGTAGTTGCACCAGATGATGGTCGATTCGTCTGGCCAACTATCGACCAACTCGCGAATCGCAGATGGCTTATTAGTGGCTATACCGTTCTTGCCTTTTGCAATCTGAGACAACTTGGCACGCTGGCCGATGCCGCCGATGTTCGCCGTCAGCAGATCGCCAGTGATTTGCTGAGCGGCATGGCGCTGCTCGTCCGTCAGTGGCACATCATCAATGTGGATGTGAATCGGTGGCGTCACGCCGACATTGTCGCCCCATCCGTAGGTTGCCGGATTTGTCAAAAAGATCGACCAGTCCGCCAGCGACCGGTAGAACGGCCTGAGTGCATGTGGTTTCAACTCCCATCGATTATTTGTCTGTCCGCGATTCACAAAGTAAGAAGCAAGAAACTCATTGACTGTCCGGGCACGATCGAGAAACACCGCATGATTTGCGAACTCAATCCGGTCGTTCGGTGCCGGTGTGCCTGTCGCGGCCAACTTGAAAGACACGCCGCGCCCAAGTTCAATCAGTCGAGTGCCCCATGCACCGTAATGGCTTTTGAGCATTGACGATTCATCAAGAATCAGCCCGCCAAGAGTGCCTTGTGGCAGCCCATCTCTGATCGCTTCATAATTCGTGACGCCGATTTGAGTGTCTTGTGAGTCAGTTGACGTGAGCCAGTACGGCAGGTCAGCCGCGTTCACTCTCCCGATGTCAATCGACTCACCACTTGCCCCATACCACTTCAACGCCTCACTGATCGTCTGTCTCACAACCATTAGCGGCGAGACAATCAAAACGCGTTGCCTCGTGACTCGTGCTGCGTGCCTGGCGAATTCCAGCAGCATTAGAGTCTTACCAAGACCGCAATCAGCAAAGATTGCATACTTGCGTTTCTGAATTGCCTTTCGGGCAATGTCTTCCTGATAGTCGAACAATCCATGAAGCGGTTGATACCACTCATCGTCATCCATTGTCTCAACCGGCAGGCCGAGTTGTCTGGCATACTCGTCCGGAATATCGACAGCCGTGCCTCTAAACTGATACACAGGACACCGGCGCACGTTGAGGAAAGTGTGATAGTCGTTGAGTGATCTTGTATCGAAATGAACTCTCATGATTCGGCCTTCCAATACCCCGGCAACGGTCTCTGTTTTGAAACTCATGGCCCCTTGTCGACTTTCAAAAAGTGAAAAGGTGTGTTTCACCGCTGCCGGGTGTTTCCGTGTTACTTCCTGTGTGGTTTACCAATCGCGATCATCAGTAACGCCGAGGCACTGACCGCGAAGACGCATGTGTAGGCGAGTAGATCATTCATGGCGTCCATCTGCTCCTATCGAGTTGCACGTCTGCCGCAATAAGCGCTGTTCGCAGATCGAAGCACTTATCCTGAATCTCCTGCACTGCTTCGCTGAGTTCCAATAGTCGCTGCTGATGCCCGCCTCGCACGCTTTCCAGAAAAGCGATGTGGTGCTTTTGTTCCTGCGTCTCTTTGCACAGTGCCTCGTATTCCGTTTTCAGCTCGTCATATGTCAGGTTGCCCAACATCAGTCATTGCTCCAAACTGTTTGCATGGTCGTTCCTCGCACATTGCAGATGCGTCGCTCGCCGTACTTGACCAGCTTCGCCCGAATCAGATCCGACACTCGCCGGCCACCTTCATGTCGATCAAATCCCACTGCCTGGGCGATCTTTGCCGAGGTGTGTCCGGGATTGGTCTTCACAAATGCCAGCACCTTCTCACGGTTCGTTTTGGCCGATCCACTTCGCTCCACTCGCTCCGCAGCCATGACCGATGTGATCGGATCCGACTTGCGGGCCTGAGCTATTGGGACTAACTCGTTGTCAAAGAGAAGTGGTTGATTCATGGCTTTCCTCTGCGCGTACCTTCCACGCAGAAAGTTGTGGTGGTTTTTGAAAATCAGCGGGAAGTGACACCGCCGGAGAAAGCAGGCCCCGACGATGTCACTGGTTCAACTCATCACTTCAGCAGCTGCCCATCGTTTGATAACCCACCGACCTGTGACAGTTCTTTTCACGGCTTCCGGTGGAATGATCCCATCACGAATCCAACGTGAGATGGTTGATCGGTGTGGGTTTCCAACCAGTTTGCGAAACTGAGCAGTGGTCAATTCATCCGATGGTTTTGGCTGTGTGGTGGTCTTCATGTTTCCCTCGTGTCATTTGCGACGAGAGCAAGATACACCTGCCTGACGGACTGGACTCAAAAGGGAATCGATCCGACCCAAAAGGGCGGGAAGTGCACCAAGAAAGGACTCGATCGTCTATTGACACGGTTCTGCAGAAGCACTGCAAACACAACCGATGCAACATCGGAACAGCTATCGAATAGTCGGCATTGTGCGGTTGAAACTCCGGCAGGTTATTCCGGCAGGTTACGCACCGATTGCACCACATTGAGCGGCATACGTTTTCGAAAACGCCAGAAAACCAACGAACCGATGCGCATTCGATCTGTCTTGAAAACAGGTGCGGTTCGCGCCGTTGTGGGTTCGAGTCCCACGGCTTCCGCCTTGAAAAATGCAGGGTAATACGCACTAAGCGGCTACCGGGCCGAATCGCTACTCCGGCAGGTTTTCCGACAGGTTATGCAACGCTACCCGATCCCCTGCCAGAATTTCGTGGCCTGTTCCAACTCTCCTGTCATCAGATGCGCGTAGTGCCGGAGCGTCGTTTCGATGTTCTTGTGACCCAACCATCGTGACACGATTGTCAGGCTCACTTGCCCGCTGTTGAGCATGAGTGTGGCTGCTGTGTGTCTCAACGTGTATGGCACTCGATAGTCGACACCGGCATCAGTCAGAGCTCTTGGCCATATTGTGCTGCGGAAGTAACTGTACTTCCCCCAGACCCCAGAACGGCCACAGAAGATCGGATGTGTTTTACTGGCGAAACCACGGGCAAACGCATGTTTTCGACGTATCTCCAGTATTTCGATTGCGCGACTATCGATCGGTAGTGTTCGATGGCCCGCTGCTGTCTTCACAGACTCCACGACGATTCGGCCTCTGATGTCTTTGATGTTGCGACTGATCGTGATCCGATCGCCTCGCCAGTCAGACCACTGAAGCCCCCACAGTTCTCCGGGGCGTAGCGCCAGCCGAAACATCAACTCTGCTGCCAAGGCCCACTGTTCTGGCATCTGCTTGAAAATCAAAGCCGGTTCATGCTTATCAAACACCTGAACTGGTGGTTGTTCATACCGTACAGTTGTGGCCTTCGTAATCGGGTTCTTTCGCAGTTTCCTTTCTGTGACACACCAATTCAGGCAGGTATTCAAGACTCGCCGCACTCGCTTGCGACCAGCTGCTGACTTGATCCCGGACAACATCTGCCTGATGTGAGATTCCTTCAGGCGGTCCAGCGGTATGGATTCAATCGTATCGAACTTTTTGGCTGTGTCGGAATAGTCCTGACGTGTCTTTGCCTTCCAGCTCCCACTGCGCAACCACTCTGCCACTGCAGTTGCCACAGTCTCAGAACCATCAACACCTTCCTGTCGATCCTGCCAGAGATCATCAATGGCTTCGTAGGCGTCGGCCTTCGTCTGACAGGAGCGTGATCGGTACTTGCCGCTGCCGACATACACGCGGGCAATCCATCGCTTTTCGCGTTTTGAGTAGTACGGCTTTGGCCGCTTCAGTCGTCCGATACTCTTGGATTGACCTTTTTTCATTCGCTCTCGATCAGTTCAGAAACGCGACTCAGTCGGACCATTTTGTGCTGTCGAATCTCATACTCAACCAGCCCCAATTCCTCTGCTCGCTTTGATGCTTTTGACTTTGCATTCTTTCCAGTGACACCGCACCAGGCCTCCATGATGTAGGCCACGGCAAGGCATGGATCGTTGATATCCGGGATGACTGGGTAAGCCTTACCGTCTTCGTTGCGGTATTCCCGAGCGTCCCGGAGGACGTATCCGTTGAATTCACTGGACATACGGCGAACCATCGCCCTATGATGAGGGCGTCAAGGATGCTTATCTAAGACACGCCAGTCACCTTTTCTGCCAAGATGCAGGTGGCTGGCTCTTTTTATGCGCTGTTCGTGGTTTCAACTGTTCATATTGCCAGTCCTTTCAGACCACGAAAAAACCACGCAAATGCTGGGGCAGCAGCGAATGCGTGGTCTTGAAATCCGCGAACGGATGTATCTGATTGTCGGCGTTCCCTGCCCGGAACGGGTCGGAGACTAGTTGAAGTGCTCCGTGCGGACACGTCTATAAAAGGTATTACATTATATGTCAATCCAATGTATGAAAAATGTACGGAATTGCAGTCATGTTGTGCGGACAGTAGCCTGATTGCCCTGATGCCAAAAGGACGCCCCAAAAAACAGGACAAGGATCGCAAGGACGAACCACTCAACGTAAAGGTGACCCCTGCGGTGAAGGCCCGATACCAGCGAATCGCTAACGCTATATCGGAAGGGAATCTCTCGTTTTGGGTACGACAGACACTCGATGCAGCGGCAACAGAGTTTGAACAGTCGCAAAAAGGCAAGTAGTTCATGACCGGCGATATCCCAAACCAACCACAACCGTTGATTGTGGATAATCTTCCTTGCTCGTCATGGAAGTCGAAACTCGTTGGTTGGACTGTTGCTGGAGTCATTGGGGCGTTTATTGGATTCGTGTACGGAACTGAGTGGCAGCACGTGTCATCGTTGGAAGTGCCGGACTATAAACTACCAGGTCTGTATCTTGATAAAGAAGTATTTGAACGGGCAGCAGCTGAAGCGGAGGCTGAAGACCGCACACTTGACGCCATCCATTTTCGCAGCAATGTCAATGTTATTACTCATCAGATTGCCAAGAGCGAAAGTGCTGACTGACAACCCCTACCGCACTCCCGACAACACCGACCCGGCCCCGATCTTCCGCCGGCCGACACCAGTTCAGATCGCTCTGGCGTTTGTTCTGGGCGCATTGCTCCTGCGGTTGGTTCGCGGGATTTGAAAGCCGTCTCAGTGAGACTCAGATGCGAGGCGAGATTCCACTGAGGAATCGATCGCGGTGTTCACGGCGATAAGCAACGCCGGAATGTGCTGGATTGTTTTGCTCGAGTATCATGTAATTGGCTTTCGTCATAGCGCCTTTGGCATCACCAAAGGTAAGACGACGAGTGTACCAGCGATGCGATCTGAGTCGACACTATTCCAAGACAATTTCGACGTTTGCCAGGGTGGTTGATCGTAAGTCCCGACGGCGTCGTGAGATCGGATTTCGAAACTCTTTTTGCGCGAAAATTGAGTGTCATTTCGGGGCACAAGATGTTGGGTGTTGCATCCCCCGGTTGCAGAGACCGGGGGTCTTTCGGTGTCTTTCAAAAAATCCAGAAATCTGTAACACAATACCCATTGACTATCGGCGTATATGCCGATATTTTGACTGTGTCAGTAGCAGTTGACTACTGACCCGCCCCGGCGGCCTCCGGGCACTGGAGATAGAAGAGATGAACGTGCAAATCAACGAGTACGAAATCGGCGGAATCTGCGTGCGAATGACGGCGGATATGGCCGGTCGATGGAATACCGGCAGCTGGACTGATGCTGACGACGTGGCGGCCCGCGTCGGACTCCCCGACCAGTACGAGCAGGGATCGTCGCTGCGAGACGGCGAAGTGGTTATACACTCCCCGCGGCTGGTGAAATCCAGCAGAGAAATAACGATGAAGGAAGCGTTCGATCGCGGCCTGCACGAAGAATACATGGAAGGAAAGACGGCCAATCTGGTGCGAGAGGACGTGGCATGAGCACGGACGACTGGATCCAGCAGGCAATCGCAGCCCGAGCCGACTCGCTCGGGCTGACGGCTTACGCGGTCGCGAAATCATGCGATCCGGAATTGGACCCCGGAACCGTGAAACGTTACTTCGATGGCCGCTGTCGCCTAAACAGCGAGTATGTCGGCCGAATATGTAAGGTCGTTCGGCTGACGCTTCGCCCCTGCAGATAGCGCACAGGTGACCCCCCGGTTGACGACACCGCGCCCCTCACTACGCTGCTTGCATAATGCACGACGCGTAATTCACGAGTCCGCTTCTTCCTGCCTAAGCGCTTCCCGCAGATTGCTGACTTCTACCGTCAGCCCCTTCACCGTCTCGTGCCCCGATATCGCCAGCCGTGAGGATTGCTCACGGTGCAGCTTCAGCTCTTCGCGGAATTCCTGTCGCTGCTGCCGCGAATCTTCCACAAGATCACTGACCGCCTCCTTAAAGTCGTTTCGCGCCACCTGTGCCTGTGTCTCCCATTTCGACATAATCGACGGTAGACCTTTGGTGGCGAACCACAACACGAGCGCCATCAGCGTGCCGAGCGCACTCAGGTTGCTCCAGTCCATGCCTTCGATATTGGCTAGTGTTGCTGTGTCCATGACTGTTGCTTTCTAGGATGACTTGACCGCATTAACGACAATGGGATCAGTCACAATTTTGAACTGCTGCCCGTTTGTTGGTGTGAACGTGTATTCGATCTCGTACGTTCCGGGCTCCGTGAAAATGGTGTACTCGCCATCGTGACGGAAGTTGTAACCGGTCGTGTCTTCTGTCCAGCGTCCGTCAGTCTGCAACGAGTCAAACACTACATTCGCCACAACCAGACTGGTTGAGGCTGTGTGGGCTGTCGTGCTATCTACCGGATAGATCGCATAAGTAATCGAACTGATGTCTGCCTGCGTGATTGCTTCACCGGCATTGTGAACTCGGTGCATCACTGAAAATGCTGAGTCTTCATTGATTACATATGCCATTTCAACATCCTCCCTGCTCGGCCCATGAACCCGGTGAATACACCTGCTGCGCCTTGCTGCACCCGCCACCTGACACACAAAGGTTCGGCCATGTGTTGTCACTGAAGTCGTACACTCGAAAATCCTGCACGCTCATGTTGCCGTCACCTGGCACCAGCAACGCCCCAGCTCCCGCACCGACTGCCGCCGCTTCGTTGTATGTGACCGACTGAATCACCATGTCTGGATTCGTCGCCAGTGCTACACGGCCTTCAACGTAGGTTGCGCCGCCTGAGTCTCGGACAGCGATCGAGCAGCGGTACGCCACCGCTCCACCCGTCCATGACTCCTGAGCAAGATTGGTTTCGCCTGCAGCTCGAATCGTCAGTGCGGTTCGACTGACTTCCAGATAGTAGAACGCCTGCGGCGAATGTGTGTAGCGTGCTGCCACGCGAACCGTCTTGCCGTCAGCAATCGAATCCGCAATCAGTGTGACCAGTTGATCAGTTGAAGCCTCGCTGGCTGGTCGTCTTGCGCGATAGTTCGACGAATCCACACCGCCATCGGTTGTGAGGCGATTGCTGGCGATTGCGAACACCGACGACGAATCAACCCAGTCGTTGCCGGGTTCGCCTGCGTCCGCTCGGATGAATGTGTCCTGAAAGGTGAGTGTTGCCATTATGACGGATCCACCCCTGCGAAGTTCTTGATTTCACCCGTTGAGGAGTTCGGCACTGTGAACTCGCTCACAGAACTTGGTGCAGTGCCAAATGTTGGACTGCTTGGCGCGTTGCCTCTGTAGATCTCATACACACCGCCCTGGAACAGATTGGTAAACGTCGCAATACCGCTGCCGTTTGTCGTTTCAGTGCGTGGTGTCTTGTCACCAACTGATCCTGTGCCCGTCGGCATGGTCTTGAGTGTGACAGTGAGCGAAACACCTGACTCAACAGCGCCGTCTTCATCGAACGCCGTAACCGTCATATTGCACATACCAGGATTCGCCGCTGATGGTGTGCCGTTTTGCGCCATCGTCTTCGTAGTTGTCACATTGCCTGCAACAACAATCGTGCCGCTGTCTCCCGCGTAGTTGTTCTTCGATATCGTGTACGTGTACGTGGCATCATCGACGTAAAACGTTGCCAACCCGTTGGAGTCAGTTAACTTCGCCTGATCGAAACCAGACGCGACCATGCGAACAGTCGCGTTCTCAATATCGTTTGGTGAAACCTCCGTATCCTGTACCGTGATTGCCACCGTTCGGCCGTTCGCTTTAGACGTCTCAACGATCTCCGGCGGCTGAATCTCGTACGTTGTTGTTGCATCTGGTGTCGTCGCCCAGTCGGAATCAACCGAGGCCACTCGGCCTGTTGTGTAGTCGGTAATCAGTCGCGATTGCTTCGCACCTGTGCCGCCCGTCAGGACGATTCGCTTGTTGTTGTACCAGTCGGCTGTGGCAGGCTCGGATGCTGCAAGTGTGATCGTGCCAGCCGCTCCTGCCTGTGCCGTGCCGCTGCTCAGGTGTGACATCACTTGATCCAATCCAGCGTCGGAAATCGCTGTATCAGCTTCCGCGTTGACTTCAGCGGCTGTCAGCCCCGGCATGGCCAGAATCTTAACGGTGTCACCGACCGCCATTGTGAATACACCCGGATCGGCTGCCAGTGTGATTGTCTTCGTTGACCCCGTGTAATCGCTCACGCGACCAACAGCGACCTGATTCGTGTCGCCCGAATCCACCACAATAATCGTGCGATTGTTGTAGGCGTCGTCGTCGCTGGATCCCGCATCGAGTGTGAAGGATGTCTGGCTGGCGAGTGTCGCGATTGTGGTATTCTTCAGCAGTGTTGGCCCGTCTGAACCACTGGCTGTCGGTGCCTGTTCCAGTGCGTTACCCGTGAAGCGTGGTACACCAGAATCGTTCTCGACAAGCTGGTTCAGCAGTCCAGTTGCTACGCCCGGTTTACTCGCTGGGTTGTAGGCGTCAGCGAACAGGTGATTGAGCTCCATTGCCTCCAGTGCTTCCGTCATTTTAGCCAGCACTTGTGCTTCTGTGACATCGTCCAGAGCGTCGATGGCCGCGTTCATTTCTGTATCGGTCGGCCCGTCGTAGGTTGCCAAAGCGGCATCACATGCCGATTCCATTTGTGCTTCACTGAGCATGTCGGAGTTTGCGGTCGTGGTATCGACCAGTGCCACACGGTTCGGCTGAACCACGATGTCGACCGTATCGCCCACGGCCATCGTGAACACTCCTGGATCTGCATCGAGCGTCACCGTCTTTGTTGATCCGACATAATCACTGACCCGACCGACAGCCTTCTGTGTACTGGTCGACGAATCGGTAATGATAATCAACTGGTTGTTGTATGCGTCGTCGTCGGAACTGCCTGCCGTCAACGTAAACGATGTCTGACTCGCCAGCGTGGCGATTGTGGTCGACTGCAACAGTGATGCGTTCGCAGCTGCCGATGGGTTGTATCGGTTCTGAATCGAGAACTCGGCCAACGTGGCGTTGACGGTCTGCCCGTCGATTGTGGCACCAGACAGAATCACACTGTAGTCGGATCCCGTCGCGTAGAACGCATCTGCCGACGTGTCAACGGCGCAGTGATGCACACCCGTCAAACTGTCAAAGTCTTCGGTATCCGTTACACCTGCCGTGCTTTGCGTCGTGCCGCCGTCTTTGTAGACACTAATTGTGCCATCAGTCGCACGCGTGATACTGGCACCGTCTGAGTCGGCAGTATCCCAACTGAACCGCACTGTTGCATCTTCTGCGAAATCACCTAGATATTTCATCGAACCAACCCTCGCAACTTCGTTTTCAGCCTGCGGCCTGCCACCTTATGAAATCCGCTGGATCCACCGCCGCCTGCGTCTGCAATGTGAATCGGCAGCCACCGTTTCTGTTCGTAGGCAATGCCCGGCCGTAACGCCAGCTGGCGGATTGCCGCCGGTGCCAACGCTCGGTTGTAGAGTCTCATTTCCGCATACTGGCCGACCGATGCCGCCGCACCGACAGACGCCTTGAGCGCCAGTGAGGTGTTGTAAATACTCGACGGCACACTACCCGTAGAACCCGCCACAGCCTGCTCGACACCATCCACGAACAATGCTGCCGATCCTGCATCGAACACAGCCGCGACGTGTAACAGCCGCTCACGTTCACCCGTCGGCAGATTGCAGTAGATGTTGTTGTTGTCGCTACCTGTGCCGGACATGCTGATATAAAGCCGGTCCAGTGTGTGCATCTGAAACGCGTAACCCAGATCCGGTGCCGACATCCAGCGGCTCAATCCAATACGATGACTGGTCGGACGATTCGCCCACATCGTAATCGTGAATTGTGTATCGACCCGCAACGATTCACTGCTGCCGAAATCAATCGATCGCGTGCCCGCCGTGGGGAAATCCAGTGCGTAACATTGGCGATGACTGCCCCAGTCGCTGGTTACTACGCTCGTCATTGCACCGTGGTTGCAACACCCTGATAGATCCGGCAACGTGGATGTACCGGTATTGCCAAGCAGCGGTGCCCATGCGCCCACGCAACCATCCCACAGCTCGGGATACGCGGCTCGTGTGCCGCGCCCCGGTGCGTAGAACCCGCCTGATTGTGACGGCTTATTTGCCATCAGTCTTCGACCCTCATTGTGATTGGAGTAAATGCAATGGACGTCTCCGCCATGTCACTGTGAAACGCGGCTGAGGCTGCGTTGTTATGAACAACCAGCGTGCCGTATCTCGCTCTTGGGGTGAACGTGGCGATTGATGTATTCACCTGCGGATCGTCAGTAGTAACCACGTTATCCATCACCATTGATCCAAGATAATGCAGCGACGGCAATGAGTCGTCGAGACTTCCGCCGGTGTAGCCGGTGTACCCTCCATCTGCCCCATCGAGCCCGCCCGGATTGCCGGTGCCGGCTGTCGCGTTATTGCTCCACCCAATATAAAAGTCGACCGTTTCACCAGCCGTGACTTCTGGTGAGGATTCCCACTCGATCGATGCGGCCAGCACATATTCAACATCGAAGCTACTGCCAAAGTCGATCTTGTCAGATTCGCGCGCCGCACCGGCCGCCAAATCCGTGCAATCAATCTGGTCGGTTCGCGTGCCGATGTTACTGTTCGCCGATGGGCTGTGATCGGTTGAATCGGCCACCACAATCGGGGTGCCGGGAACCATTTTATATGAGTCAGGAAGTGCCATCGCTTACGCCCTCGCTTCAATTACATGACCCGGCTTGATGACCGGCAGTTCCAGTTCCTCTGCCCGACTGATCGCTGTTGTCGATGTTGCTATCAGGCTCGTTTTGTCTGCAGCTGACAGCACGCCACCAGCCACCAACCCGTCGACCAGTGCCATGCGGTCTGGCAGCGTCAGATCGAGTTCTGTTTCGTCGCGTTCGATTGTCTTCAGTGCTGCCTTCGCCAGTGCGTGAACCTGCTTTGATACATGCACTTCGGCCGCTGTCTCGATCTTCAGTAATCGAGGATCGTCGCCGTCTGACGCTCCCGCTGACCATGCCAGCAGTTCGGCACTGCCGATTGGATCCAGTCGGCCGCGATTCTTCGCGTTGATCTGTTCCGCCGCTGTGCGTGCGTCCGCGTCGTAGGCTCCCGTGTCGGGATGTCCCGCCGCGAGTTCTGTACTGAGTGTGTCTATGTTCATTGTTTCACCCTTGTCACCGTGATGGATGTGGCCATGTTTAACAGTGGGCCTTCGTAGTTGTTGTTGCTCGTGAGTGACTGTGCCGGGTAATAGTTGCCGACTGAATATCGAATACCCACAATGACATTGGGGTTGTACGGCGCGTACACGTTGTATTTCACATACGCTAGATCGAAGACCGTAGATCCTCCTGCATTGAATGGCCCTGGCGGTGAAGTCGTCACACCGTACGGCCTCGCGTCTACGTAACTGTCGTCCCAGTCTTCATCAGTTGACGCTCGCGGGTAGTACCCGACCTCGATCGCATCCGTGTCAATCGCCATTGCCAACCGACCGAACACGTTCGCTTCGTTGTTCGGGACATACGCCGCTGGCTCAAACTGAAACATTAGACAACACGTTTCGCCGTCCCAGTTCAGTCCGACTTTGTAGTACGCTCCGTATGTCGTTTCGGCTACGTACCGATTCACCAGGTGGCAATCATCGCTCTTGAACGTGAACCCATCCTGATCGCCAAACGTGAAGTATTGACTATCGAGCGGTGTCCATTCTTCATTGCTGCCAAAATCGAGCTTGTACGTGTGCGTCGTGTAGTTGAATTCTGTTGCCGCGTTGCCCGGCTGATAGCTAAGCAGGTCGAGGTCCGTACGGATCGGCATGTCATACGCGGCCATGTAGTTATGGTCGAGATCGTAGTAGTCGTGCGCATAGCGGCTGTGTTGTGGCGTATTGATAATCGCGGGAATTTCATCGTGTGGATGTGAACTGGTTCCGATTGGCCACGCGCGGTCTCTTGCAATCCACAGCCACATGTCGAATCCTACCACGTCGCCATAGCCAATGGTGACCCCACTGAACAGCGGCAGGTCGAATACATTGGGGGCCATGCACTCACGGTCCCAGTCTACCGCTGGCGTTCCATGCACAGTGAATGTGTAGTCTGTACCTGATTCGGTTCTGGTCACGGGATACGTGCCGCCCAGTTCGGTCAGTGGTCCCGCGACTTCATCGTTTACGACTGGTCGGGCGTGTGTCACATAAAACTGATACCAGTTGCGATAACCAAGAAAGCTATGATTGGCGGGATACAATCCCCCAATCGAACCAAAGGCAAACGGCATCGGCACCCGAATCGAATCTACCGCTTCCGGTTTGATATGCGACTGCGACGGCAGCGGCCCGCCCCGCAGTGCATTCAAGACAGTCGATTGCGTGTAATTGACTCGATCGAGATTCAGGCTTGGTATTTCATGCGGACTGAAATTGAAATACATCGCATTGTTTAGATACGCGCCGTTACTGCTGCCGGGAAACACATACTGATAATAGTCGTCCCGCACCCGGTCATCGGCAACGAAGCGAACGCCTTTCATGCCGTACGCTGCCCCAAACGTTGACAGCGGGGCTAGATCGCTACCTTCTAGACGTACATATCCATCCTGAATATACGACCAATCCGTATCTTCCAGTCCTGTCACAACATCATCGATGATGCTGTCAGCAAATACATAACGCCAGATTCGCGGGTAGCAATCACCTGCCTCAAACGAAGAACCTCGCCCCGGAATGTATCGCAACTCACGACCGTGCGCAGTGCGGCCCATACGTGGCTGGAAGCCCGTAGCAACGCCTGACTGATATCGCAGATCGTGAGTGGTCATTCTTCGCTGTCGCCTTTCGCGGGTTGCAGTTTGGCCGCTGCTCGCTTGCGGAATTCCTCAAGTGACACATGATTCGGGCAGCACTTATGGAATGCGGCCTCAATCCCCTCAGTCCGCACCTCAACAAGCTTTTGCAACACGTCCTCTGGAATTTCTCGCAGTGTCCGAATCCACCGCTGGAAGTCTTCGAACCGCACCTGATCCGCGAACGATTCGCGGTAGATCAACGCCACGTCACAGGTGGCGTTGGTCACTTTTTCCAATGCCGCGTCAATTGGGCTTTGCGAGGCTGTTGTTTGTGTTGTTGCTTTCTTAGCCATGTCGTCACCTATGCAATGTTCTGAGTGTTGTTGGTAATGAAGTCGACTACTTCGATGACTTCCGGTGGTTGCACCTGTGGCACGCCTCGATCGAGCGTGAGAATCGTTTCCGGTCCCGTATCCGGGTGATATCGAAACGTCCGTTTTGTGACCTGCGGATAGACGGCGGCGGGTGCTGTTGCCGATGCCGCATCCAGCGACACTTCACGGCCTGCGATGTTCGTAATCAGGTCGCCGATCTCATAGTGCAAGTGGATGCCTGGCAACGTAAACTCACAATCGAGTTCGGCGTAGCCACCCTGCGCAAGCAGTGCTTCGGCGTATTCCTGAATTGCGGTGGAGTCGTCGACGGTGTCTGCTCCGGCTGCGTCGCCATCGAGCTTACTGGCGTGTTCGTTGCCAGTGGCCACAACCCAGCGACGACCGAACTTGTCCGATAGATCCAGTTCGAGCCAGACGTCTCGCCCGTTGACAGCGTGTGCCTCTCGTTCAGCAACACCTTCAATTCGTGAATCGCCTTCTATAGTGCATGTCAGCAGCAGGTAGTCCGCGTTCATGATTTCCGACGGTAGTTCGTCGTCTGTAATCAGCACTCCTATCTGGTCCGGCAGAATGCCAAACGATCCGGCATACTCTTCTCGATCTCCAGTGCCTTCTGCAACGGTTTCAAGTATCACATCGCGACGAGTCTTCTTACCGGCTTTCCCTTGATACGTTAGCGGCGGCATTACCTTGCGTCGGTACTGTGCCGCCAGGCTAAATCCACCAGTTCCGTCGAACTCTGGTACAGCTACCAACACGTCACTGCGTAGCCCGACCAATCCACCGCCTTCTCCTGCTGTAAACAATCGTCGCACTGTTGGCTTTGTTGGGTAACTTGCGCCACCTTTGCGTTTCAAATCATCGGCCGTCAGCGAGTCGTCATCTTCTGACCACGACTTGTACAGTACGAATGTGCCTTCCATCTGGTCTTTTGCACCCAGCACACGTACCGCGTTGTAGTTGTCCGCGATGTTGCGACTAATGCCGTACTGGTCACAGTTCGTCTTATCGAGTTTCAGCGGCCTGTCTGGTGCCTGGTAATAGATCTCTTTTTCGGTGCCAGCACCTTTCTGAAAGATCTTGATTTCCGGCTGGTCTTTCTTCCATCCCTTGCGGTCGCCGTAATCCACATACCAGTTGTAGCCGAGAGGATGTAGCAACCTGTCAAGATAGAACGGCAGGTACTGACCTCGTGGCAGAATCACGTTTTCCAGTGCTGGTGGATCTGTGATCGTGTCCCAGCTCGTCGGGTTCAGAATAAACTCTTCGTCCTCATTACATGCCCAGCACAGTGCTTTGATCGCTTCGTTCAGATCCCATTTTGAGCGTGCGACGTTCTCCCCGTACTCTTCTCCGCTGACCTCCGTTGTCTGTGGATGCACCCACAACTGGCTTAACCCGTCGTCGCGTTCCTCGCTCGACATATTCGGCAGCACTTCGCCGTTTATGTTTGGGTTGAACGTAATGTCTTTCTTGACCGTTTGAATGTCACCCCCGAACACTCCGAACTGCCACAACTCGCCCTGCAACGGCGTGCCGAAGTGATACGGCCGCAGGTGGCTTTGTGCCGTGAGCTGCTCGCCACCGGGCTGCACAATCTCCGACTCATTGACATAGTCGCCCAGGTGAACCCGCGTCATGTTTTCGTCCGGCAACAACACGTCGACCATGCGGCTGAAGTTTGCCGGTTGCGTGCGGTTAATCAGCGGATCCGTGCCCTTGCTGACGATCTGCGCGTAATCCAGCTCTTGCCCGCCGGCCGATTGCGACACTTCGACCGGAATCATCGACTGACTGACTGTGCCTTCCGTTGTTGGCGGTGTGCCGTCGCTGCTGATTCGTGTTGCAAACGCCTCATATACGAACGCGCGATTACCTGTTGTGTTGACTGCATCCGTGAGCATCAGGCGTTGTTCTCCTGTTCGGCTACTTCGCCGACCTGAAGGAACTTGACCTGCCCGAACTGCGTGTAGTCGTGCCCCGATGGGTCATAGAACGCCGGGCCACTCGGAAAAAAGCCGAGAAAGATGCAGTTGGGATACGTGATGCCGTTGGCCGTCAGATCGCCGCTGTCGCCATCGTTGAGGCTGGTATCGAACTGTGCCACCACGTTCATCAGGGCCTGTAGACTGGCCTTGTCTGTGATCGTGACGTCGAACGTGAGCTCACGCACAGTGTTTTTGCTGAGCAGTACCTGCGCCCCGACCAGCCCCCAGAACGAACGCACCGCCATCGGCCGATTGTACGGCTGGATTTCTGGAAGTTGGCTGTATTGAACCGGGATGTCGAAAGCCATCGCGCCACCTTTCTACGGCACTGCCGTTGCTGGTGGTGGATTCGGACGAGGGGCGTTCTGGCGGATAACAACGGGCGGCTTAGATACAGCCTTTTCGATTCGTTCAAGCACGGCAATCTGTGTCTCAACAAACCGTTTCTCTTGCGCACTCAGTTGCCGACTGAACAGTCCGCCTTCTGAGTTCTTCAAATCTTTCAGGAATTCAATCACTTCGGCAGTTGGATCTCTTCCTGCATCATTCGCCGCTGTTAATGCGGTTTGCGCGTATCCCGCAACTGCTGAATCCAGACCGGGTAGGTTGACATTGTCAAGCACTCGCGTCATGACAGTTCGCACCTGCCCTTGCAGTGCCGTTGTGTCACCTGTTTGGAACTGTTCTAAGCCAGCAATTGATTCACGCTCTGCACGCAACAGCGTTGTTGCTGACGACACACCCCGCACCAGTGAATCGAATGCACCCTCCGCCTCTGACAAGCTGCCGATACCTGCCGCCGCTTTTTTCTCGATCTCAATCGCCCGCGTCGAGCCCTGAATCAACTCAGCAATCGCACCCTTGCCGATACCTTCCTTCTGTTGATCGAGGAACTGTCGAGCCAGTGCATCATTCTGTCGGAACAGTTCAATACGTTCATCAATCGACCGGCTCTGTTGGAACTGACTAATTTGTTCTCTTGTAAGTTTCGCCTTTGAACCGTCTTTCAGTGTGGCTGAAAGTTCCGGCACAAACGAATCAAGCCGCGTCACGAACTGCCGCACCGCCGTAGCTGTATTTGCACCTGTTCTGTCTTTCAGAACCTGACTGATAACAGACGAAACTTCCAACGCCCTTTCGGTCGAGATCCCGTCGAGGTTCGCCCGGTCTGCCGTCGCTGCTGCCAGTGCCGGCCCGATGTTCGTGAAGAACTCCGACGCGTTGACCGATCGAACCTGTGCCTGTGTCTGTGCAACCTGCCCGAGTGCCCCGCGAAAGTTATCGCTACCCGACAGGCTTGTGATATCCAGTGCCGTCTGCACTAGTTCTGATGCTGCTGTGGCATCGCCTACGGTTGCCTCAAGACCCGCTGCTGAGACTTTCATCGCTTCTTCGAGATCTTTGGCACCGGCACTGATCGCAACGCCGATCAGGTTCGCCAGCCCTTCTTGCGTGGTATTCAGTTCGGGTGCATTTGTCTCGATCAACTGGCGTGCCCGGTCGACTTGATCGCCGCCAATGTTAAGACCAATATTCGCCAGTGCTGCCTCAAACGTCAGTTCCTGTTGTGCCGCTCGCAGTTGTACCTGCTTTGCCTTTTCCAGCTCCTGCACAACAGCAGAGATACCTGCCTGCAACCCGACGAAACCTGCCGCCAGTTGCCCGACCTGTGTGATTCCCGCACCGACTGATGCAGAGAATCGATTGCCCGCTGTGGTACTCGCGGCAATCTGCGTATTGGCGTTAGCGACGCTCCGAGCTAACTGATCTACCTTCCGCTTCTGTGCCGTGAACGCCTTCGACCCGACCTCCAGCCGCTTCAGTTCTTTGACGTTGTCTTTGAGTTCCTTTTCCAGTGCCTGGTACGAACCGGCAGCGACTTTGGCGCCGCGTGCCGCGCGTTTGTTCTGCTGATCCAGCGACTTGGATAATTCGGTAACGCGACGTTCCAGATTTGCGACCTGCGATTCTGCTCGGTCGCCACCTGATACATCCAACGGAATTTCGATCTTGTTCGTCATGCGTCACCGCCAATCCGGTTCCGCACCAGTGCCCGCATTAAGTCGCTCACGAACACATCGGACATCAACCGCAGGTGCATAATCACCTCAGGCGTGATGCGATAATTGACCTGCAACAGCCGGCAAAAGAAGTCGAAATCCTGTTCCTTATCGAACACCAGCAACTGGTTTTCACCGTCCTGTGTTACACGCTCCGCGACGATCTTGTTCAGGTCGGTGACCAGCCAGTTGAACTGCTCATCAACCGACCACATGATCTGGCCCGGTCGCTCCGGATCCGGCTGCGGAAAACGTTCCAGTGTGTCGGGTGTCGGCACCGTCCATGATTCACCATTGTTCAGTCCAATCTGCACGCCGGTTCTGTGGTCCGGTCGCCGCAAGTCTTCCTCAGTCGGTGCTGAGTCGTTCCATATGCCGATCCAGTACGCTTTCGGCTTCAGTGATGGCAGCCACGTCTGCTGGTCCGGCAGATACCTCATATCCGACTGCACGGAATCCAGCCAGCCAAGGTTGATACCGTGCCCCGCCGGCCCGGCCTGCTGCTTCTGCGCGTCCATTCCTCGCGCAATCTCACCGAGGCCCACCGATTCCATGATGTCCTGTGGGCTGCCCTCGTGATCTCCTGGAATGTTGACCAGAAAACGCATTAGGAGATTGCAACTCCCGTAGCTGCGGTGAGTGCGAGCGGTGTGATTCGGATTGTCGCCGTGCCGTTGCCCTGATCCGTTGTGCTGATCGTTGGAGCCTGCCGCATACCGGCCGCACCTGTCACTGAGACGTGTGCCGTGCTGGCTGTACTGGTGATGATCCCGCCTGATGCTCGTGCTGCGAAATACACGACGCAACCAGCTCCCAGCGTGGCACCTTCCAGCAAGGCGGTCGCTGCACTGCTGTCGGCCGTCACGATCTCGATCGACGGCAAAATCTCCGGCATGAAGTACGCCTGCGGGAAAGAGACACCCGGCGTGTTGATAACAGAGATCCCCGGATTGATTGTCACGCTTTGTAGTTCGGTGATGCTGCTACCAGCCACTGAGACCGAGTGCAGTGTGTACTCACCGTTGATCGTTGCAGCAGATGCAATTGTCTGGGCTGTGACTTCGGACACTGGTGGGGCTGTTCCCGGTGCCGCTCCGTGGTATCGCATTGTGAAGTCACACGTTGCTGACTCGCCGACTGTGCCGCTGATCGTGTCCGGTGTTACCAGTGTGGTTGCACTACATCGCAGAAATGTGTGACTTGCACCGCTGGCGTAGATTCCGCCATCGGCTCGTTCGCGGTACTGCACATCGCAATTGGCACTTGTGACCGTATGCCCGCTGGCAATAAATGTGTTTGTACTGAGTGCCAGCAGCGTCGCCAAATCGGTTGACTGCACCGATGTACTCGGCTCCGTCTGTCCCTGAAACACAGCCGCCGCATTGGCTTCACCTGACCCGTGAGCGACTGCAACGTTTACACCCGGATTATGTGACACGCTGCGGATCTGCTTAATGGTCGCCGAATCCAGCACTACGTCGTAATGCGAAAACGCCATAACTGTTACCCCTTAGTGAAGCGGCCATCGGCGCCGCGTTTTCGTATTCGTTTCTGGTACTGTGGCTGGTCTTTGAAACTGTTGAACAGTTCCTGCCATCGCTCACGCTTTGACGCTTCCTCAGTGCTTGAAACCGCCTCGATTTCTGCCCGCCGCTCGGTTGTCAACTGGCTGGATCGTGAACCTCTGGCAATCAGCCTTGCACGGTCTGCCGTCGCAGTGACTCTGGCACTGCCCAACACTGCTTTTCGAAGCTCACCCGTTTTCACGTTCGGTTTCTGGTGCTTGTATCGCCGCGCCTTCATGCGTTGATACTTGGCATCGCGTTTCGCGTATCGCCATGCACCACCGCTGCGCGTTTCCGGCACATTCTCGAAGTGCTGCGGCACCACGTCGTTGCGATGCTCAATCATCACGATGCGGTTGCACACCCGCATGATCTGACGTAAGCCTCGCGGTGTAAGTGTGCTGGCATCTACTCCGGGTGCGAAATGGATCATGTCGACACCTCGCACAACAGCTGGCAGATCCACACGGGATTCGTTCCGAACGATTCCGGTAGGTCTTCTGATTCGACTGGCCCAGGTGGCAGTGACATACTGCGTGCCAAATTCACCAGCCCGCCACCAACGTTGACTGCCGCTTCCCACTCGTCAAGCAGCGTTTCAAGTTTGCCCCAGAACCACAACGCCTGTGCCTGATGCGTGAACGCGTTGACCTTTGGTATTTCCAGTTCCAGATGCACGATCACCGGTATCGTTCCGCCGAACCGACTGGCAGACCATCTTTCTGTGAGGCCATCAACATCCAGAATGAATCGTGGCACCTTATCTGTACCGTCATCGCGGGCAGCAAACTCGTAGATATGCTCTGCCGCTTCCGATGCGTTGGCGGCATTCGTCAGGCTCTGAACAACTGCCAGCGAAGCCAGCATTGTTTTCACGTTTGCTATGACTGTGGAAAACTTGTTGTTCACCGCAGAACCCGCGTTGCTCGTGCTTCTGTTCGTTCTGACTCAACACGAGCCAGATACACTGTCTGCATTCCGTCGTGTGCCTTGCCAATCCGAACCACCTTGCAGCGTTCGGAATTGACGAGGTACGTATCATCACTCGTGACTGTGTCTGTACTGGCCAGCGACATTTCGTAGTCGTAAACAAACGCCTTGCCACGTTCTCGACTTTCCCGCACGTCAGACGACACAATCGCTGTCTGTGATGCGGTGTAGTCCCGCTGCCCCTCAATCTCGCGCGTGACGGTCTGAGCGAAATGGTCTGTGTTGAGGAAAACCGTTTCCGCGTGCGATTCAATCAGGGAATTGAGCGTCATCGTTTACTCGTCTACAGGCGTCCTCTGATACAGACCCGCTTGACTGTGAATCCGTCTGTATTCGCGTTAGACGTTTTCTGAATCTGTGCCAACGGTTGCAGAGCCCCGGCGTATGCACTCATGTCGAAGGTGGTACTTGTGGCCACAGGCTGGCCGTCCACAAACAACCGCACGTCGGACTTACCAGCGGTAAAGCTGATTTTTAGCTGCTTGTACGCATTGATCAGCGTAGTTCCCGTGGCAACATCATCGTTGTTTGTGGTGCCATCGTCGGTTTCCACAACCAGTGCTGTCGTGTCGTCACTGCCGACAACCCGAAACAACACGGCCTGTGCAATCGAATCAATTGCATCATTGCGATCGCCTGTCAGGCCGATAGCAAAACTGGTTGTTGCATCCACCGCTGCCTGATTCATCTTGACATCAAATGTGACGTCAATGATGTCATCGATGTCGATTCCAAGGCTGTCGCCCCAAGACAGGCAAACATTCTCAACCTCTGCCGTTGACGCAAGGTCGACTGCAATTCCTCTGCCACCATCGACAGCTGCATACGTAGGCGAGCCTGCGGCGCTAGTGTCAGTTATAACCCACGAATGTCCGGCATTGCTCGCCGCTGTCGCGGAATAGTTTCTGTGCCCTACGAACACATCTTCATAAAGCGTTCCTGTTGCGGTTGTCATAACTTAATACCTTTCGAACGGGTTGCTGAAAACAAGAAAATGGGGTTCAACGCCCCGCTGCTTATACTCCGGTGTCGTCTTGCAGGCCTCGATAGTCGATCGCCTTGGACGCAAACGCCTGGTAAATACGCCGCTTCATTCCGAGCGAAGTGAATGACACTTCCTGTTCAATCACAGGCGCCTCCAAACCCTGCAAATAGGCGTATTCGATGGTGTCTACATCGCCGTGATCAGCCGCCAGAACGTATCGCGTATCCGATCCACCCTGAGCGGCCCCCATCTGTGCATCTGTGACAAGTTCGTACTTGCCTTGGAAAGTGTTTGTGATGCCTGGGTTTCCTGTACTCAACGACGTGGAATTAAGAGCGGTCTGAATCGTGTCCCGCAGTGCTGGCGGAGCAACAACCCAACGAGGCTCCAGATTCAGAGCTCCACTATCCGCATCCAGCCCCGTTTGTTCAGCCATTCGTTTTTCCAACGTCACCCACTTAGCCTTGATGGCTGCCGCGTCGGCGTTGGCTCCCGTACTACGGTTTGAATGACTTGAGTGGAACAGCGCCACATTGTCGGACAGCGCGGCGTTATCGTTCACAACGCCATACGCCAAACGGTTTTGCTTCCGCCGCATCGACCGACCCATCTTGGCGGGAATCTCAGTAAAGCTGCTCAACTGATCATTGACGATCAACTGCCAGCTGTGACTGAAGATCGAACCCCATACGGTCAGCTTGTACGATTCCTTTCCGTCTGACAGTGTTGTTTCTTCAAACTCACCGTCTTCTGGAACCGCCTGCGGATCACCGAGTTCTCCGGCAATTACCTTATTGACCAGCTTGAAGTCGCTGATACTTGCAGCCTGACGCATCCACAACTGGAACGTCGTACGTGCGTCGTCATATGATCGCCGCAACATTACGTTCGCAGCATCCAGCAGAATATTGCTGAACATTCCGGACACGTTGTACGCTGGGCCATTGGAACTCGCCAAAATCCCGCCGAGACCCATGCTGGCCGGGTTCGCGCCCATCATCAGCTGCGCAACGTGCATTGGCGCCAACGATGCAACGCGTTCGTATGGCACTCCGGCCTGCACCAAGCATCGCTCAGCCAACTTCGGAAGACTTTGCAACCCGTACTGTTGTCGCCCTGGCTTAAAATCGATGTACTCGCCCGACTTGTAGTCGTAAATCTGATTCGGGGCGTTGCTGCCCATTTCTCGCATCAGTATTGCGTCGCGAGCCGAGTCGTGTAGTTTATCCTGACTGTCGGTCGTGACACGAGGTGCCTCGTAGCCAGGCGTCGCCTGATGTTTTTGAATCTCCGCATCAATGCGGTCCAAAATCTGAGATTGCGACAGCGTCGCCAGCTCTGGCGTAAGTGCGGTGAGCAGATCCATCTGCTGTTCTTTTGGCACTGCTGAGACACGAATCGTTGCCAGTAAATCTTCCTGTGACATACCGGACACAGAACTTGTCTGCGTGGTCGTGGTCTCTACAACACCGGTACTTAGTGTCGATGCCACCAGTTGCGTGGTCGGTGCAAATGACTCCAGTACCGCCGCCGCATCCGACGCATTAACGCCCTCCGCTTCACAGTGCAGACTCAGCGCCTGCTCAAATGTGTTTTCATCATCGCTGACCTTGCACAGTCCGGCCTTAACCAGCGCAGCTTTTAGTTTCGAATCCATTTTTTCTATCTCCAAAGTTAGGGAACTCGGCGACTGAACAGCCGCCACACCAGACGTTGACCCGGCTTGTTCGCCGAGTTCCTTGATGACTTGATCCAGCGTGGCAATCCGATCAACTAGCCCCGCCTGAAGTGCTTCCTGTGCCCGCATCGTCCGGCCTCGTCCGAAGTCGGATTCGACCTTTTGTGCAGTGACATCGCGATTACGGGCAACCGCATCGACAAACTCGTGATGAATCGACATCACTCGCGACTGAAAATGTTCCAAAGCGGCTTCACTCAGTGGTTCGTAACTATTGCCTTCAGCCTTAAAGTTGACGGACTGAATAATTGTCGTTTTGTACCCGTCCGACTCGTCCGCTTTGCTGTGCTCTGTATGCATCGTCAGTACGCCAATCGACCCGATATCTGAGGCCGAGGGAATCGCAATCACCTCATCGGCGGCGGTGCCGATCCAGACGCCGGCTGATGCCATCATCGGATTAACAACCGTTTTGATTGGTTTAATTCCCCGGCTTTCGTAGATCAAATCCGACAGCTCGGGCACGCCTGGAACCGACCCGCCAGGCGTATCGGCGTTGATGACAATGGCTACAACATTGGAGTTGTCTCTGGCCTCCAAGAACGCTTGCTGAAACTGTTCGGTCGACGTTCCACCGCTGAACGACGAAAACGCGTTCATTCGATGACTGATCGTTCCGAACAGGTTTAGTACCGCAATCTGCGGCGTGCTGTGATTCTTCGGCGCATCGAACAGACCCACCCGATCGGCAATCTGTTCTCGCGTCAGTGTGACTCCCTGCGCTCTCAGTTGGAGCAGTTCCGTGATCTGCTCCATTTTTTCTGGCAGAATCGCCCACTGATTGCCATACACAGCCTTGAGAACATGCCGGTACTTACTCGCCATCGTCGAACGCCTCCTGCGATTGCTGCGCATTCACGCCGGACTGCTGGCCAGGTGGGTCCGGATAACCCTCCGTACCCTGCTCAAGTGCCCGCTGTTTAAAGTGCTTCTTCCAGTTCCGCCCCTTGCGGCCCTGTATCTCCTGATGTGTCAGCGATCCGGTTTCAAGTCCGAGTTTGTTCGCCATCTGGTCGTCTTTGGGATTCGGTGACTCCCACCCAGGCGCCGACCATTCCTGACGGTCCCAAGTCTCATCCCGTTGTGTTAGCCACGTCACTGGAGACGGGAAGCCAGCGGCATAGTTTGCCACCGCCGTTTCGTCGAACCGGCGCACTGTCGGGTTGCCGAAATGATTGATTCCGAATTCCTGTAGTGGCCGGAATCGTTTTTTGTCCGACGACATCGCTGCCCGCACTGAGGACCACGAGCCTTTGGTGTAGTCTCGATATGCCTCTTCATACGATACGCCAGCGCCAACAGCGATAATTCGCAACATGAGGGCCAGCCAAGGCACGCAATCACTTGCTGGTACATTTGGCCCGACGGGTGCGATCTGGTCGCCCGGAAAGCCTCGAAAAATGGACCCACGCTGAACGTTTTCGAGTGTGTTACCGTACGCATCGACAGTGGATTCGGAATGCTCGTTCAGATCGGCCCACTCTACGTCCGAATCGCCATCGGTGAGAATCATATACGCCCACCGCGACTTAATGTCCGAGTTGATCAACTCATTGTCTGCGTAGTACCCAATTGACCACAACCAACTGATGACCGTGCGCAATTTTGTTGTACCTCGCTTGGCGTTGGCGCGCCATTTAAAATAGCTGTAGTGTCCACGCTGCACTGGAATGCGCACCGCCTCTTCCGGATCAAAGTTGAGATCGTTCGGCTGCCCTTTCCGGACATGCCAAGCCACTGTGCGGCCTGTTGCTACATCAACCTCGATGCCGTTATAGACGGGATTCGCCGTTTTCGGATTCGGTCCCGCCTGCATGACATGTTCAGCAAATCGCTCCTCTCCGATAATTTCGAGCGCCAGCGGAATCTCCTGCGACCGTCTCGGCAAGTTGCGGTAATGCACCAAAGCTCCGCCACCGACAAACACCTCCCGCAGCCAGGTGATCTGCAATTCATTTATCGTTTGATCACGCGTAAGATCGGCGTCATTGTCGCTGTGAGCTGTCAATCCGCCCCATCGTGCCCAGGACTTTTCCCACGACTCATCGCGTTCCGGCAACAATCCGCACTCAATGACATTTGCCAGCATCGCGTCAATGACTGAGTTTGCGAATGGATTATTGATATACAGATCCCAGGCACGCTCCCTAAGAAGCTGCCCATTCATCTGCACCATTCGATTGGGGCCAATTGTGCCCGGCTTCCAGTCATCGTTTAGCCGATCACTTTGCCCGCCATGAAAGCCCCCGCCTGCAATTGCACGCTCACGAAACCCATCAAAAAACTGTGCTGCCTTGGTGCGTTCACTCTTTGTCTTCTTCGCTGGTTTACTGACAAATCGCCGTAGTGCGTCGAGCATTATGCTGGCCCTCCAGCACGCACCCGGCGTATAGCGCGAACACCTCGCCTTCCAGCAGCAACTCGTCGTGTGTACGACTCAGAAAGCTTTCGCAGTGACTCAAGCTCTTTGTCTCGCTCGACGCGACTCCATGAACGTCCGTCGGACGTCGTATACGATTGCGTCTCCCCATCAACCTCCGCCGTTAGTAGGGCTGTGATGCGAGCTTCCACGAGTGCCAATTGACTTGCCGCTGTTGTCATGCGTGCAGTGTGTCACGACAACAACAACAGTCCATATCGGAAGACTATAGGACTACGACGCGGCCAGTGTTCGTAGTTTGTCTGTGATGGCTTTCGCGGTGCCATCTTCGATCATTACGACAGGACCGTCGCCAATATCTGTGCGTCCTGTTGATGCCAGTGAATCGGCAAGATTCACAGCATATTCTCGCAGTTCGTCCGCAAACGGTCCTATCTTCTTCCATGTCATTCCGCAATCATTGCACTTGCATCGCCGAACACGGCCTGCCGTTTTGTAAACGACGGTGTTTTTGTGTGACGCGGATGCCGGGCATGGTCCAGCATCTACGCGTGGCCGTGACACACGCTGTGGTGCTGTTACGTTCGTGTTCTGAGCTTTTTTCGCCATGAATTACATTCCCTTCTTAAGTGTTAACACGGGCCGTTTCGACGGACCAACCGCTCGAAACTCTTTAGGTTTTTCTGCCGACTCTTGTTCGGCTCGGCTGTCACGTTTACTGCTGCGACTGCGCGTCGCCGCAATCATTGCCCCAACAAAGGCGTACCGCAGATTGTCACGCTGGTCGTTTGGGGTAGAGTCAATGCGGTCCCATGTGCGGCTGGTTCGCTTGACGGTTTCCACTTCGTTCAGCAACTGACGGCAGATTGCAAACTGGTCCGAGTTCCACAACCGAATAGCTGTACGGTCCTCCAGCAGCTCGGTCACCCATTCCTGTGTTGATTGCGTGTTGATATCGATCCGTTTCAGGCGTCGGTATGTGGACTTGCGCCCCTTAGCGTCCTCAATCACACTCAGTTTGTAGTGCTGCTGCACCACAGATGCCTTTGAGCCTTTGCAGGGAAAACACTTCCAGCCCGCTTTGGTCATTTTCAGGCACCAGTCATACGTGTCCTGTTGTAGATAGCCGCAGTCCATCAAGATGACGCTAGGCTTTTCCTTCTCCACAATCGCTTCAAGTTCATCAAACGACAATACATTACCGCAGCGCGGCACATGTACCTTCAGTGCATCATCGCGCGACCAGCCCGAAATCATCCACGGCAACACTCGCTTCTGCCTGTCAATCGTCATCACCTTCAGCTCGGCCCACTCCGGCAACTCGCCTTCCGGAAGTTCACCTGTGATGACGTTCGCTAGCGACCGCGCCTCCGCATCCAGATCGATCTCGTCCGCTTCGTCAACCTCAGCCGTCTCACCGAGCCACTGGTTAATGAAGTTTTGCGATTCGTGATCTTCCTGCATGATGCGGCGCCATGACAGTGACAACGCATACAACGACGACAGCTGATAACTCTCAACGTCGCCGATCTGGTCCGGTTCTCCTTCGATGTAGTCGCACTCTGACCAGCCTTTCCACCGCAGGTCTGCTCTCAACTCTTCCGTTTGCGGATCGTCCGGTGAGAGTTCGGTAACACGGTCCAGCAGCTCCAGTCGGGTGGCGGCCGCCAGTGCCGCCGCTTCTGGTTTTACCGTACAGCCACGCGGCGCCCAGACGCCTGACCGAATAAACTGTTTCCGGTGTTCGTCCGAAATGTGCTTGTCGCATCCTTCACAGCGATATCCCTTCAGTGATACACGATCGATCTGCAGGACCTGCGGACAGCCACAAAAACGACACGACACCCAGAAACGACAATCGGATCCGGCCAGACGTCGCGCTTCGATACGACTGCGCGGGCGCTCTCTACCGTCGGCCGCCACATACGTGCCCTTGAGTGTCGGGATAGACTCGTAAATTTCTTTCCGAATCGGGTCGTTGTCTTTGAAGCGGTCCCCAAACATTTCCTCAGGGTCCGGATGCTTTGACGTTGTTAGGTGTTCCCACAAGTCGAGCTCCGATGCGCCACCAAACAGTGCGTTAATATTGGACAGAGTAACGGGCGACCGCGACCACGCCGCGTGAATCGTGTTGCCGTTGAATTCCAGCCTGCGTTTTTGCGACCGCTGCAAACCACTGCCGTTGAACGCGGGGTTGTACGCCCCCATATTGCGCACGCGCTCCGCCTGCTGCATACCAAGGTCCTGAATGTTCCCGGCCAGAATCTGGTTGCACGGCGCCAGCTCGGCGTAGTACAGAGACCCGCATAGAATTAGAAATGTCTTTCCCAGACGACTGGCCATTTGTTCTACAATCTCCCGCACCCAAGGCGCGTCGAAGGCATCCATCGGGCCGCCTGGAGCGACCATGTGCGGAAACGCCAGATGATCGAACGGCCGCCCTTCATCGTTCACAATCTTTCGAATCGAGTATTCCGCGAGCCCCATATCGGTGGCGGGTGCAAACACGGGCCAGACTTCATTCAGCAGACTCAACTTGTTGCCCCCGTGCTGCCAATCGTCGCAATACCTGCTTTGTGTGGTTAGCCAGTTCCTGTGACAGTTCCACCCGATACTCCTCCGGAAAGTCGTTGGCCATCAGTTTCCGCAGAAGTTCCAGTTCTGACCGCACAGCCGCCGCCATTTCTTTGAACGCCTGTGTCACCTGAGCCCGTTCGATATGTGTATCCTTCAGGGCTTTGGCTTCCTCTTCTAGTTTTTCCGCGCGGGCCAGTGCCTGCCGTTCTTTGGCCGTGTTCTCGACATCGCTGTTCCGTTCCCATTCCTTCCGGGCCTCCGTCACCTTTCGGTCAATAATCCACTGCACTAGATCCGGGCCGTTGTAGGTGCTGTCACGATTTCGCGCAACGCCTTGGTCTCGTAAATGCTTCGTCGAAACACCAATTAACCACGCTGCTGCCTGCTGTTGTAGTTGTTCGAGTGTTGCTTTCTGTCGTGCGGTTTCAGTATCTGCCAGTTCGAATGCCTGTAACTGGCGCTCAAGTACGGCAAAGTCTTCAGGCGTGCTGGCCGTATCGCTCAAGGCTTTCAATTCTTCGAGCGATAGCCTTCCGTCGGTCATGCAAACTCATCTCCTCATTCGGCTCGGTCCCATCTCCATGCGAGTGCTGGTGCCAGTGCAGCGTGGGAATTGCTGCCTTTGCCATATCGAAGTTGTGTTTATCAATTTTTCTCAACTGGTCGATTGCCGCTAGCTTTACTTGCTTGTCTCGACTGCGTGTCAACTTGACCAGTTCGTTCAGTGCGCGAGTCCGAACTTCCGGTGTAGTAGGCCACTGCTCCTGAATCGCCCGATTGAGTAATCCAATATCCTTCTTGGATTGAATTAACGTGGCATTCGACACGACGCCCCCCTCACTAGATCGTGACTGGGAAAC